AGATAGCAAAACAATAGAACTACTCTCCCGACTAAGTACTGGGAGGCAACTATTTCAACATGGGCGCGGCCATAGCCAAGGTGTTCAATGACAAGGCGACGGGCTATACCTTAACGGCTCAGGCCACCGGCGGTTCCGCTTTCAACCTAACCGCCATCGAGGATAAAGAACTGGATTTCGGCATCAGCCAAGGCCCTGCGGTCATGTCCGCGATCGCCGCCCAAACCGTGCCTTCCCTCCGCACCGTCGCCAACTACAACGGTACGCCGCAGCATGTCCTCGTCCGTACGGATGCCGGCATCAAGAGCCTGAAGGATCTGAAGGGCAAACGCATCGAACTCATCGCCGCAGGTGACGGCGTGGAAGTATGCAGCCGCAAGGTGGTTGAAGGTATCGGCCTCAACTGGGACGATGTGAAGCACGAATACAGCGGCAACCGCGTGCAGGCCTCCTCCCGCCTGAAAACTGGACAGGTGGACGCCATCATCGACGGCACCGGCGTCGGCGCAGCCTGGATTTCGGATATCCTGAAAAGCGGCAAGTTCCACCTGCTGGCCATGACGCAGGAAGAGATGGAGCAAATCATGGAGGCCAATCCCGAGTTTTCGGCCATGCCCATCCCCGCCAACAGCTACGGCGGGCAGGACGCTACTATCCCTACCGTGGGCAACTGGACGATCATCACCTGCTCCGCCGACCTGCCCGAAGAAGTTGTCTATAACCTGACGAAAATCTTCCATACCGAAAAGGATAAGCTGAAGGCCGCCCACGCCTTCTTCAAGGACATTGCCCCAGCGAATATCAAGGGGGCCGTCATCGCTCCCCTGCATCCCGGCGCCGAAAAGTTCTATAAAGAAGCCGGAGTCCTGTAACCCCATCCCGACGGCGTCTTTCCGCAAGGACGCCGCCGGACAAAGTGCCGGGCATGGCCCGGAGGAGAAGAACATGTCCATTGGCAACAGAGTCTATGTCAAGCGCCGCTTGCCCGACGCGTCCATTGTGGAGGCCTTCCGCAAACTGGCCGCAGCTCCTGTCGCGGACTGTATGGGGCGGCTATCCGCCATGCATCCCGAAATCCGGCTCATGTCCCCCCGTACGGGAAGACGTATGGTCGGCGTGGCACTCACCGTAAAAAGCCGCTCTGGCGACAATCTCATGATCCACAAGGCGCTCAACATGGCACAGCCCGGCGATGTCATCGTCGTCGGCACGTCGGGTGACCGCAGCCGGGCCGTCATGGGTGAAGTGATGTTCTCCTATGCCAAATTCAAAAAGCTGGAAGGGCTGGTTATTGACGCCCCGATCCGCGACGTGGACTGCCTTGAGGAGCTCGGCCTACCCGTGTACGCCACCGGTACCACCCCCGGCGGCCCCTACAAGGAAGGCCCCGGCGAAATCAACGTTCCAATCTCTTGCGGCGGCGTGAGCATCCATCCTGGGGACATCATTCTCGCAGACAGCGATGGCATCATCGTAATCCCGTCCGCAGACGCGGCGGAACTACTCGGCATAGCACAGGCTTTTGCCGCCAAGGACGACGCCAAGACCTCCGCAGCGCTCAACGGAACCTGCGACCGTTCATGGGTCGACAAGGCACTTGAAGCTAAAAAATGTGAAATCATCGATAATTACTACCTTTAGGCCTCCTCATTCGGGAGTATCTCTACCCCCATGGTACGCCTGAACAGGACGCCGCCCCTGTCCTCCCCCGGACAGGGGCTTTTTTTAAGTTCTTCACACAGATGCTCTCTTGTTAGTCTTATTTGCCAATATTTCTGGGGATGCCTAAGATAACGGCAAGAGCATTCGCGCTCAAGCCGAGCGGGGCCATATATTCTTCCCGGAGAATTTCTCCAGGATGGATAGCGGCGCACATGTCTATCCCTCTCAAACCGCCTGCACGGACTGCTTCAGGCTGTCCACGATAAACTGATTGATACTCTTTCCCGAAGCGGACGCGGCAATAGCGACGGACTGGTACGTCTCGGAATCGAGACGCAAGGCAAAGCGTCCCGCCTGCTTCTTGGGGGAGATCCCCTTTTCCGCGCAGACCTCCAGAAAGACCTCCAGTGAAGTTTTGCCTTCACGCTTCAAGCCTTCCAAGTCCGCAGCATAAAAATCCGCCGCTCCGTTCAATCCGACAAATTCCCCCCGGAACATTTCGATTTCCGGGTCATAGGCAATGACGGCCTTGTAGCCGTCTTCAAACGTCATGACATTATTCATGGCTTTACTCCGTGGCTTTCCAACCAGATACGCACGCTTGCAACCGCTCCTTTGTCCGTGGTCGGCGTGGGATGCGGGCGATGAAACACTCGCACTTCCCCGAACAGCACCACAGCGATGCGAGAACCAGCACGTTCGCTTACTTCCGCGCCAAGCTCCACAAACAGGGCCTCAATGTCCGCCCATCTGATGCTTCCCGAAACGGGGCGGGCGAATATCTGCTTCAAGGTTATCTGGTGTTTCTTTTTCATGGCCTTATGATATTATTTTTTGACATCATGTCAAGAGATACTCCTTTTCCTTCCCCACGTAAGAAACACTCAAACAACCCCTTGCGGCATATCCCTGCTGCGGGTCTATACTCATGCCCAATGATGCGGGCCTGCCCGTCTATCGTGGCGTGATGCCAAGGAATACCCCGGCGTGAAGCCCCAACCCGAACCGAGAAGGATACCATGAAACTCAAGCTCGACGAAAACGGCCATGTGGTGGTGAAGGACGGCTTCCCCGTGTGGGTTGCCGAAGACGGTGCGGAGATTGCGTATAACGTCCCCGACCTCGTGAACAAAATTTCCGCCGTCAACGCGGAATCCGCCGGGCGGCGCAAGGACATCGACGCCCTGACCAGCCAGCTCAAGTCATTTGACGGCATTGACCCGGAAAAGGCCAAGGCCGCCCTAGAAACCGTCGCCAACCTTGACGCCGGAAAGCTCATCGACGCGGGAAAAGTCGACGACCTCAAGATGGAAATCAAGAAGTCCTATGACGGGAAGATTTCCGATCTCGAAAAGGCCCTCGCCGACTCCAAGAAAGATTCCGCCGACAGGCTGGCCGCCAAGGAAGCCTCCATCCGTACGCTGCTGGTCAAGGGCATCTTCGATTCCAGCGCGTTCCTGAAGGACAAGACCGTGCTTCCCTCCGACGTGGCCTACGCCTCGTTCGGCAGGCATTTCGAGGTGAAGGAGGAAAACGGCGAGCTGCGCGTGGTCGCCACCATGAACGGCCAGCCCATTTTCAGCCGCTCCGATCCCGGCACCTTCGCCGCGCCCGAAGAGGCGCTTGAGGCCATCATCGACAAATACCCCATGAAGGACCGCATCCTGAAGGCCCCGGACGGCGGCTCCGGCAGCCATCCCAATTCCGCGTACGTCCCCGGCGCAAAAATCATCCCCAAGGGCGACATGAGCGCCTTTGGAGCCAACCTTGAAGCCATCGCCAAGGGCGAAGTAACCGTCGCGGCCCAGTAGCCGCACGCACCAAGAGGATTTCCCATGAACGATCTGTCCAAAGTCGTCGACAAGCTGCTCGCACAGGGCCTGCTCGCCCTGCGCGGCACTTGCGTCATGCCCCGCCTCGTGAACTCGGACTACAGCAACCTTGCCGCGCAGCAGGGGGCCAGCATCGACGTGCCCATCCCCTCCGCGATCAAGGCGCAGGCGGTCACGCCGGGGGCCACTTCGCAGGACACGGGCAACATCAGCCCCGTGTCCGCCACCATCAAGCTCGACCGCTGGATGGAAGCGCCTTTCTACCTGACCGACAAAGACCTGGTGGAAGCCAATCGCGGCGTCATCCCCATGCAGGCCAGCGAAGCGGTCAAGGCCATCGCCAACGACGTGAACGCCACTCTGCTCGGCTTGGGGCGCAAGTTCTACGGCATCGTCGGCACGCCCGGCACCACGCCCTTCTCCACCGTGGTCGACGCCACCAATGCCCGCAAGGAGCTGAACCGCCAGCTTGCCCCGGTCAACGACCGCCGCATCGTGCTGGATCCCGATGCCGAAGCTGCCGCGCTCGGCCTGTCCGGGTTCGCGGACGTGAGCAAGTCCGGCGACGCGCGGCCCATCATCGACGGGACCATCGGGCGCAAGTACGGCTTCGACTGGGCGATGGATCAGCAGGTGCCTACCTTCGAGGCCAGCGTCATGACGGAAGGCGCGCTCACCGTGAACGGAGCGAACGAGGCCGGAGCGCAGGTGGTGAGCCTCGCCAAGGCCACCAACGCCGCCGGCCTCAAGGAAGGCGACATCCTGACCATTGCGGGCGACGGCCAGACTTATGTGGTCACGGAAGCCGTCTCGCTCGCCGTGGGCAACACCGCCGTGAAAATCTACCCCGGCCTCGCCAGGGCCACCACGGGCTCGGAAGCCGTTACGGTATCCGGTTCCCATGTGATGAACCTCGCCTTCCACCGCGACGCCATCGCCTTCGCCACGCGCCCGCTGATGGATTCCGCCAACGGCCTCGGCAACCTCATCCAGTCCGCCGTGGACCAAGTTTCCGGCCTGTCGCTCCGCCTGGAAGTCTCCCGTGAGCACAAGCGCACCCGGTTCAGCTATGACATCCTGTACGGCGCGGACGTGGTACGCCGGGAACTCGGCTGCCGCATCGCCGGATAGGAGGCTCCATGCACATCAGCACAGTGAGGATCACGAGTGCGGAAACGGTGAGCGGGTTCATCGTCATCAACGAGGCCGATTTCGATCCGTCGAAGCACCAGATCTGGAACTCGGAAGTCACGGTCGCCACGCCGGAGCCCTCCTCCGCCGAGCCGAACGCAAACAAGTCTCTTGACCTGATGACGCTGGCGGAACTGCGCGACCACGCCAAGGCGCACGGCATCGCCATCCCCGCGACGATCACCGCCAAGGCCGACGTACTGGCCCATGTCCTCGCTTCCGGCAACGCCTCCGCCGCAGACGGAACCGTCCAGCCGCAGGCGTAACCATCTCGCCACAGAGAGAACCGTTATGGCTTGTGGAACCAAGAAAAAGAAGCGCAGGGGCAAGTAGCCCTCATCCTGCGCTTTGACCGGGCAGGGGAATCCTCCGGCCCCTGCCCGGAACCAAGAACGGAAGAGAGGGATAAAATGGAAAATGGACAACATGCAGTCGAGCCCGGAGTGGTGGAGATATACGTAGGCCAGTCCAAAAGCGGAATCCCGCAACCCGTAAAGAAGCTTCTCATCAACGGGGAAAGCATTCCCTTTCTGGGTGACTCCGATTTCATTTTGAGGGTTAGGGGCGGTGGGCCAGCCGAGATTCAATGCTCACTGTATGCCGAAAGATTTGCCTCTGCGCCGTGGAGTAAAAAGTAGCTATGCCCCTCATTGTCGAAGACGGAACCATGCCCGCAGGGGCGAACAGCTTTGCCAGCCTTGCTGATGCAGATGCCTATCATGCGGCCCGTCTTACCGAAGCGTGGGCGGATTCGTTGGCGGGCGACAAGAAGGAAGCCGCGCTGATTCGGGCTACGGACTGGCTGAACCGCAAGGTACGCTGGGAAGGCTGCAAAACGACCCGTAAACAGCGCATAGCGTGGCCCAGAACCGGCGTAGCGACGCAGGACGGGCCTGTCCCTTCGGATGAAGTCCCTGCGGAAGTGGTTGAAGCGTGTTGTGAGCTGGCGGGCTTCTTCGTCGAACAGGACTACCTCTCCCCGCTCGACCGGGGCGGGGACATCGCCAGCCTGAGCGTGGACGTAATCAGCATCGCCTACAACGGCACGGCCCCGGCGGAAACAGTATTCCCCTCGCTGTCCGGCCTGCTCGCCGGGCTCGGCACAGTCAACACAGGCAAGGGCGGGGGCATCATGGAGGTGGGAAGAGGATGAGCGCATCCCTGTACGCCAGCGTGGGCAGGACCGCACGTCAGTTGATCAACAAGTTCGGCAAACGGATGATCTACCGTCAGAAGAAGGATGGACAGGTCTACAACGATCAGACCATGCGTTATGAGCCTTCGATCAAGGATACCCCGTTCAAGGGCATACGCAAGAACGCCAAAATCGAAGAAAACCCGGAGCTGCCCGTACAGCTTGGGGACTGCATCATCCTCGCCGCAGCCTCCGGCCTTCCCGTGCCCGCCGTCCCCGACCAAATCATCATGGACGGCGAAACATGGAGCGTCGTGGACTCCGCACCCGTGGCCCCGGGAGATGCTTTACTGGTCCACAACATCCTGATCCGCAGAGGGTAGCCGTGGATATTGCCGCCATCGAAAGCCGCCGCCAAGCCATCAAACGCCGCATGGCCGAACTCGATCGTCTGAGCACGTCCGACGCCCGCGCACTCGACAAGGCCATGACGGAGATGTGCGCCCTGTATGCGGAATACGCCCGGAGTACCGTAGCGCTGGTGGCCTTTGAAGCCTACCGGACACTGGTGGAGCGCACCCCGGAAGATACGGGCCGGGCGCGGGCGTCATGGAACCTCGGCGCGGAACCGAGCGACGCCGTGCCTCCGGCGGGCGATTACCCCGAGTTCCGGGGCGACGTGTCGGCCGCCGTGGAACAAGCCATCGCCAAAGTGGGGGCCGACGCGGAATCGTTCAGCATCACAAACGATCTCGACTATATGCCTTTCCTTGAGGCCGGATGGTCCGAGCAGGCCCCCGCAGGCTTCATCGCCCTTACCTTCCGGGAAGCCGCGGAGCAGCTCGGGCAAATGGCGAGGGAAGCCTGATGTACGCGAGCCTCTTCGATCTCTACGCCGTGTTGGACGCCCTGCTCTTCCAGACAGTCGGTACCGACGCCCACATCCTTCCGATGGGGCAAAAGACCACGCCTTCACCCGATCAGGTGTTCGTTACCCGCAAACTGAACATGGGCAAGAGCTTCCGTGGGGAACTCGGCGGGCCGGAAGCCCTCTCCAAGCGCGTGGGCGTCTATGTTGTCACGCTGTCCCTGCCCCCGAACATGCCCGTCCCCACGGGCTACGCCTTACAGGGGCGCATCGAAAACGCCTTCCGCCGTACCGCCCTCCCCCTGCCTTCCGGCGGTGAACTCCGATGCGAGGAAACAACGCTACAGGAACCCGGAACGGGGCAGGATGGGCGCTATATCCTGTCCGTCACCGCCGATCTGCACACCTTTTATACTACTCAGAGGAGCAAAGCATGAGCGAAAATACCTGCCCGAACGTCGCCCTTTCCCGCAACCAGAATATGTGGGTGGTGAAGGAGAGCGCGGACAAAACGCTCGAATTCCCCGCCATGACCGACATTATCAACGTCACCGCCGATGTGTTCGCCAATCAGGAAATCCCCACCTCCGACAGCAAGGAAAAAGCGAATACGCTCAATAAACTGAACGTGTTCAACAGCAGTGCCAGCCCCGCCACAGCCAATTTCGGCATGTACCTGCGCCCCACCGCTCTGGATGCCCCCATGCAGGGAGACGCCCTCATACAGGCGCTTCAGGGCAAGTTGGCGGCACCCTTCACCGGAACCCTTGCCGATGCACTCACGGACAGCGACGCGCAGATTGCCGTCACCGTGACGTCGGGCCATGTTCCCCTGCGCGGCGTCATTGAAGTGACCAGTACCCCATCCGGCAAGGAACTGATCCGTTACCGCAAGGCCGTAAAGGACGCCGCCACCCCCGGCAAATGGCTCCTCTCCGAACTGACCAGAGGGTACAAGGGCACTACGGCGGCCTCCGGCGCATCCGGTGCCGCCGTCTCCCTGAAAAGCCGTACCTTCGTACAGGCCCTGTGCCGCCCCAACGTCTCCGTATGGATCGTCATCGACAAGACGCTGCAAGCTGTGCAGGGCTGCCACGTCACGGACGCCAGCATCTCCGTCACCAAGGAAAACGCCGTGGAGCTGACCGGAACCCTCACCGGACGCCGAGTCTTCAACGCCGGGCCTTCCGCTGTGGCAACTGAGGCGCAGGCTTCCGCGACTTCCATAGTTGTCGAGGACGCGAAGGTGTTTTTCGTGGGGCAGAAAATCCAGAACACCACCAAGTCGGACGACAATTCCGGCAAGGGCTACGCCGTGACAGCCGTGGACGAACGGACGAACACGCTGACCGTCGCGCCCGGCATCTCCGGCGCATGGGCCGAGGACGACGTGGTGACGTGGTGGATGCCCTACGGCCCCGCCATCGGCGCGGAGATGGAGAATACCGATTCCGTTATCCGCATCGACGGGACAACCGGGAAAATGCGCTCCTGCACCATCAAGTTCTCCACCCCCACAGAGTTTACCGACGAGCTTGGCGACCATTTCCCCGGCCAGCCCATCGACACCATGCGGGCCTCCAGCGTGGACTTTGAATACTACATGCGTAACGACACCGCCAAACGGCTCAGGGAAGGCAGCGAAGGCAAGGAAGTCCGGTTCGACGCGGAATTCGGCAGTGAGGAAGGCCGCAAGGTCGTCGTGGCCTGCCCCCGCATCAAGAACAAGATGCCCGCCATCAACGCCGATTCCGCGACCGTCACCCTTTCGCAATCCTCCGACATCCTCGGCGTCGGCCTTGAGGACGCCGTGGAGATCATCCTCGAATAGCTCCGGCTCCCACCGCCTCCTTTTTCCGGCGGGACTATTCTCCAAGAACCACTTCAACTTTCAGCCAAAGGATCAACATCATGAAATTCGTGAACGACGCCACAGCCAAAGACACCGCCTTCATCAAATGCTTTCCCGACGATTCCGGTGTGTACGCCCGCGTCCTGACGGAAACCGAGCTGGATACCCTGCGCGTAAAATCCCGCACCTTCAACGGCAACGAGAAGCGCACCCCCGAACTCATGGATCGCCGCTTCAAGATCCTGCACCTGCAACGCGCCCTCTCCGGCTGGGAAGGGCTCGAATTCGAAGACGGCTCGCCCATCCCCTTCTCCAAGGAAATGATCAAGGAACTGTGGGAAGTAAACCCCAACCTCATGGGGATCATCTATTCCTGCGTGTCCAGCGAACTCTCTTTCGTGAAGGCGGCGGAAGAAAAAAACTCCGTGACTGGTGCGGACGCCTAGCGGACAACGCGCCAAGCTGCGACGAATGCCGGGAGACATGGGCGCTCGACGGGCTGGAACCTCCCTGCGGCGCCTGTACCTCATCGGAAGTGGAACTCCTGCCCGACAACCTGCAAGCCATGCATATCTGGCAAATCTGCGACATCCACGCCCGCGACTTCGTGGGCATGGTCGGGCAAGCCCGCCCTGTCCGAATTGAAGCCGTCCGCGCCGAATGCGACCGCACGGACGACCCGGAAGGGAATTTCCAGAAGGTCATGCTCATTGAGGCGGTTCTGTTCCCGGTGCGGTACTTGAAAAAATGACAGCAACCCGAGGGATTCATATGAACATGTTGAAAGTTTTTGAAAAAGCGGAATTCGGCAGAGTTCGCGTCGTGGAATGCGAGGGCGAGCCGTGGTTTGTGGCCAAGGACGTGTGCGAGTGCCTGGAACTTACTGATGTGAGCAAAACCATTTCCCTTTTGGATGACGACGAAAAGGGTACGAACAGTATTCGTACCCCCGGCGGAGAACAGCAAATGCTCGTCGTATCCGAACCCGGCCTCTATTCCCTCATCCTCCGTTCCCGCAAACCGGAAGCCAAGGCGTTCAAACGGTGGATCATTCACGAGGTCGTCCCTTCCATCCGCAAGCGCGGCCTGTATGCCACGGAAGCGGTGATGGATCGCATCCTCGACGATCCCGATTTCGGGATTTCCCTGCTCCAGCAGTACAAGTTCGAGCGGGAACAGCGAAAACTCGTGGAAGCACAGCGCGACGAGGCCGTCCGCACCAAGGCGGAAATCGGCTCCCGGCGCGAGGCCACGGCGATGAACACGGCAAGCCGCCTTTCCAAGGAAAACGACCAGCTCCGCGACGAGATCGGGGACAGCCGGACATGGAAACAGGTGAAGGCCATCCCGTGGCTGGAAGAGGTCTTTGAGGTGTCACAGGCCATGTACTCAGTGGCCGGACGCAAGCTCTCCGACATGTCCCGGCGCATGGGGTACGAAATCAGGGAAGTCGAGGACAGCCGATACGGCAGCGTAAAGGCGTACCATATGGATGTGATTGAAGCATTCCGCCATGCACTGAAAGCCGACCGCAACATGCTCTGGAAGTATCGGCGCAGGTGCGCCGCGTAGGGATTGCCGGACATGGTAAAAAAGCCCTGCTCGTTGATGAAACGAACAGGGCTTTTATCTCAATTCAATAATGGTAATGACATTGGAGTACGATCAGGGCTTCGCTTCGTTCGTCCACTTTGTAGACGAGGCGATCTTCCTGATTGATACGGCGCGACCAGCATCCGGCAAGATCGAACCGGAGCGGTTCCGGCTTCCCCAGCCCTTCAAAGGGGTTTCGCATGGCATCACGCAGCAATTCATTGATTCGTTTGACCGTGCGCTTGTCCGTATGTTGCCAATAAAGGTAATCCTCCCACGCCTGCGGCGTCCACGTAAGCAGCATGATCAATCCTCCAGTTCATGCGGAATGGCCTTGCCTGTATCTGAGGCCTGTATCGCTTCCCTGAGGCGTGCGGCGTTGACGGGTGAACGGAGCAGGTATGCCGTCTCCATGATGGAATTGTAGTCCTCAAGAGACATCATGACCACAGAGGGTGATTTTTGCCGGGTAATAATGACTGGTTCATGATGATCGCAGACGCGGCTCATGGTTTCAGCAAGGTTCTGCCGTGCTTCTGAATAGGTAATGGCCTGAGACATGATTGGCCTCCTTTTTTGTACAAATATATGTACAAATAAAAGTCCCGTCAAGAGAAGACGAGCCTAAAAACCGTCCGCCCCTTCACCGTCTGATTCATGTGCAAAGCCCCCTTCCTTTCGGTCGGGGGCTCCATTCAATCGTCCAATACGTTCCTGTCATGCCATCCTGGGCACAGCGTCAGTTCCGGGCCTCTCCAAGGCCACGGGGCAACGATGCCTTTGACGGGCACCGGCACGACCTCACGCGGGTTGGCAAGCTCCCATGCGAAACCGTACATCTCGTCCTCGTAATCCTCGCAGCACGCCGCAACAAGGTCTTTCCGCGTCATGGGGCGGCATCCCACCACATCCACAATGCCGAGGGCCACACCTACGGGCAGGCGTTTCCCGTTGTCCAGTTCGATGATCGCGCTTTTCGAGGCGCAGATGACCAGCGGGCCGCGCCAGTTGAACGGTTTCGACCTCCATTCGATGGTCTTTTCCCCGATGACGATCTGCGACGCGAACGGCTGGCGCACTGACAAGGCTTTCATTTCCATAACTCACTCCGATGAGAAGCCGGGGCATCCACCCCAGCCTTGTGTGTTACCTGAGCCATTCCGCCAGCCATGCCGGGGCGGTCACCAGCATGGGGCGCGGGCACTGCACGATCCGCGATTCCCCCGGTTCGACCTCCACCCGGTAGCTTTCCCGTTTCTTCGGCGTCTTCGCCTTCTTCGGCTTTGGTTCCTTCTTCCTGATGCGCTCCGCAATCGTCCGGCGCGGCTTTTTCTGTTCCAGCATTCCTTGCCCCTTATGCGAAAGCCCCCGTTTCCGGGGGCCATCCGTCTACATTCCCATTTCCCTGATGAGCATCGTCACGATGCCGAGCACATAGCCGCACATCCAGATTTCGAGACGGGTGAGCGGGGTCATGCCGTGCCCCTCGCCAAGAGCTTGTTGACGATGCGCGACGCGCTGATGGCGTGGTGCATCTCCTTGAGGCCGTCCTCAAGGGCTGTCCGGGCATCGTAGACGGTGAAGCTGAGAATGTCCGTTACCGCATCCGTGGGCACGATGCGTTCCGTCGGTATCCGGCTCAAGAGCAAGCTAAACGAAGACCCGGCGACCCGGTGATACTCCTGAACCAGCCTACCGAACTTCTGTCTTGTTTCGGCGGCAAAGCCCAGCCATTCGTCTTCAAGGCGTTCCAGCGCCTCTACCCTGAGCGCACAGAGGGCCTTTTCCGTCTCCGTCAGAGGCATAGGCGCGCTCCCCGGCAAGGCGGGCGGCGTGGGGCGCAGTTGCTCCTCTACCCATGCCACGGCGTCGGGTATCCATTCCTCCGGCAGTTCCGTGATCTTCTCAAGCCCGAAATGGGCGTTGAGCATCGTCCAGCATTGGGCGTGAAGAAGGCCGGACTGGGACGCCCAGACCTTGACCAGCCTCTCAAGAGGCTTCCGGCTGACGGTCGACGAGGGCGCAAACTTCCGGGGTGCGGGCGGCAAGGCCCCTTCCCGCTGGTGCTGCAATTCGGCTTCCAGCGCGTTGAAGGCTTCGATGTAGGCCAGCTTGAAGCGCATGGCCTCGGGGCCTGTATAGCCCATCACCAAGAGAGTGAAGCCGTCCTTGAAGATGATGAACATGGGGCGATTTTCACGTTTCCCGTCCAAGTAATTAACCACCACAAAATTGTGGGCGTTAAAACTTTCCGGGCAGTTATCCATAATATTGCGAACATCCCGCAATACAACATCGTGACGCTTCTTGAAGAACTTGGCGATCTCCAAAGAGGTAGTGGCGGGGCGTCCGTCGTGTAAGACTACCGAAGGCGCGGGCATGGGCATGAGTTCGCACTGTGACATGGCGCACCTCCTACATGCCCACGGCGGGGGTAAGGGTGGCGGGGTAGTCGACGCCCGGCAGAACGCCGAAGTCTTCACGCGGGGCGGGGTCAGCCTCATAGCGGCGGGTCACGAGAACGACCGTCGCACCCGTTCCATCGGCGGCGAGTTCCGTAGCGAACTGTTCGGCGGCTCCGCTCTTCCAGTAAGAGCTAGAAACCTCGCCGTCGTCAGAGCAGACGTAGTACTTGCCCGGCTTCATTGCGGCGAAAGAGGCTTCATAGAGCTTCACGAGGTTGCGAAGACGGTTGTTGTCGGCGGTGAGACGATTGACGAGAGATTGAAGATCGGTGATTGTGGCTGTAGCCATAACTCTACTCCTTACAAGTAGGTTTCATGGTTAGGCCCGGTCTTGAAGTTTGCCCCTTCAAACCGGGCTGTTTTTGTATTGCCCTTCCGTTGAAATTAGATTACGATTGTACTACAAACAAGTCAATAGAAAAGTTACTTTCGTACCATTTATTTTTTTGAGGTAGAATATGTTTTCTAGTAATATCAAGAAGATAATGAAAGAAAAAAGGCTGACTATTCGTCAGCTTGAAGTCGCTACGGGCATGTCCACGCGTACCCTCAATAAAGCTAGGGCAGACGAGGGCATCTCAGAATGCCGCCTCTCTACGCTTGCCCGCATCGCGGACGCGCTCGGGGTGGATGTGAAGGAGACGTTTGAGAGGAAAAAGGAGGGGGAGCATTATGGGCAAAAGATTTAGAATATTAGCTGGTGACTTCGATATTTATCCCAATGTGACTGACTTTGAAATTGTCACGGAGGAAAATGTAAAGCGTCTCAGTGGAACTCTTGGTGGGGCTTTGGTTGGCGGCCTGTTTCTTGGCGGGACAGGGACCCTTGTAGGTGCTCTGGTTGGGGGCGAAGATAAGGAAATCACCATCGTTGCTACTTTTAAAGGCGAAAAAAAAGCCCTCGTCAAAGTCAACTCTGCGATGCTGGAACAACTTCATAAACAAGTCTTTTCCGCAAATCTTCGGGCTGAACGAGGAGAACTCACTTTTTCCGAACGACATGGGAGTATTCTAAATCCTATCGGACAGGCTATCGCATTGCTCCTGATGGTAACCACGGGGTTCGTCCTCATCCCCGCTGGAATAACACAACATATGGGAAGTCTTTCCATTATGGGAAGCGTTCTCTTCCTTGTTTCTCTTGGCTTGTTGAATGAGTTCAGAAAAAGAATGAACAAGCTGATTACGCGGTTCTTGAAAATTATGATTGCCCTCATCATATTGCTCAATGCCGCTATACTTGTTGGAGTAATGTCCAATTCCGAAGAGACGAGCGAAACCCAACAGGTTAATCAAGCTTCTCCAAGCAGATAACGTACTCACCTTTCTCCGGTATGGTTCCTATTTCTTCAAACACCTCCCGTAAACAGCCTATAAGTACATTAACGCTCATCCCCACGCACGTGGGGATGTTTTTACTCCTGATCGGGTTTTGTGGTTAGGCCCGTCTTGGTGTTTGCCGCACCTTGACGGGCTGTTCATTTCTTTTACCCCCTTCTTGTATTTTTTAGTCAACTACTTTTTTCAACTATTTTTTCAAAATATTTACTAAACAACTTCGATAGTTCACGCCGTATTAAGGCTGATCGCGTCAATCCCTCCCACTCCGCAACGGCGTCAAGAGCTTCCCACTCGTCGGGGTGCAGGCTTACATTTTTTACGACAGCTTTATCTTCGGGAGCAACGCTTGTACGTCCTTTCTTCCTGCCGCTTCCCGGCCTGATTCCACCACTCACCATATCAAACTCCTGCACAACTATTTTTTACAACTATAAAATAGTTGTATATTAAAAATGGCTATGTCACAACAAACAGTTGATAAATAGCCATTTTTATAGGGGAGTATCAGAACTCCCCTACAAACTGTTATTTGCAGTTATCTATACTCATTTGGAATTTCGATATGAAGTGTCTCACACAATAACTTCACATCATGTGCATCATTTTCATCAAACTCGTATCCCAGATGGAACATTACTTGACTATATGGTTCAATACAGGAAACCTCTATTTCCTCAATTCTTCCTTTACCCGAAAAAGTTTCTACCGGAAAACAATCCCCATCATAAAGAATTTCACCTTCGTCCGTATATTCAAAACAATGCAAATCAATAATTCTGTTTTTCAAATCTTCCCATACAGTATGGTTCAATGTTGTATATTCCATCTTAATCTCATAAAAGCCATTAGCTTTCATTATTTCTATAAAGTTCTGATAATCGTTCTTTTCTACAAAAATGTCAATATCATTATGGGCTCTTGACTGATATCCAAGAAGAGCATCTACACCCCAGCCACCATCAAGAAAGACTTTAATCTCCGCATCTATTGCAAATTGAAGAATCTGTTTTACATCTGTTATATTGACCATCTTATCATCTCCACAAATTCTAATTAGGCGACCAGAGGAACTGCTGGTCTGTTTGATAAATCTCTGCATTTAGCAGTTTTCAATGTTGCCAAAACGAAAGTTAAGAAGATGTTCCTTTTCTCCATGTCGCTTTCTTTGGCGTAATTTACAAGGTTATTCCACACAAGATAGTTGTTCAGATACTTGGTAGAAACACCGTTAAAGCCACGCATAAACCTCTTTAGCTGGCTATGGTAGCTATTGATATGTTGGATATTATAAATGCCTTTCTTGGCTTTGCCAGTCTTTAACTGCACAAGGTCAATGCCATTGGCATTTGTAAATCTCACATAGGAGTTCATCTTGTCCGTAACAAGAGTGGAATTGGTCTTAATCCTACCATCATAAATATGATGTAAATCTCTTGTAGAAACTCTACCAGTATTCGTAATCTTGGAGATAGACAAGCCATTCCTATTAACCGCACAAGGAACACATACCTTTTCTTGGGACAAGCCTCTGATATGTGTAGAATGACCACGCTTATGAGCCTTGCGTGGCATAGCAAATGTCTTACTCTTGCTATGATTGCCCTTGTACGAGATGGCGAAAAAAGTTTCGTCAGCCTCAATAATGCCGTCAAGGGTAACATCGTCTGCCATATTCTGAAGTGCATCCAAAATCTTGTGTCTCCAAAGGAATGCGGTGTTTCTGTGAATCCCACAAGCAACAGCAGTCTTACGAATGGATAAGCCATTCATCATACAATCAATGTACTGCTCCCACACGGACAAGTCTTTTCTTGTACCAGACACAATGGAGTTCGTAGCAATCACGAAGGACTTGCCACAATCCTTACATACATATCGCTGTGTGCCATCTTTACGATGACCATTGCGAACCACATGGATACAGCCACAAAGAGGGCATACACGACCATTTGCAAAGCGTTCCTTTGCTACGAAATCTTCAATATTCAAAGACTTTACAAAGGCAGGACTTAAAAGCATTGTTTTAAGGCTTTCCTGCTCTGCGACAGTCAACTTACCGATAATATCTAATGCGTCTTTGATAGTAGGCATATCCAATTACCTCCTTCGGTGGTACTGTTTCTTACTATTATTATACGCTATTTCTCGTCAAAAATCAACCATTTGTTGTGACAGAGCCTTAAAAATAAGCTCCTCCTTACGCTCTTCCAAGCTGCCTACACGGTGGGTAACTTAGAGTTAATGAGCGAATCCACGCCGTTGAGCTTCTGAACCGCCTACACAGCGGATAACGACGAAGAAACTGAAGCTAGGTAGCCTAAAAACTTCTAAACCGCCTACACGGCGGGCAACCTTGCAAGCGTGCGCTCAGAGTATCCGGTGTACTTCTAAACCGCCTACACGGCGGACAACACATCCCCATGACCTTTTATTGGAACGGTCAGCTTCTAAACCGCCTACACGGCGGACAACGACTATGTGAAGCGGCACCCCGAAGTTGTACACTTCTAAACCGCCTACACGGCGGACAACTAGGGCGATACGAGACAATATCTTTATCTTTCAAAGGATTACATCTTGGCACCCTCCAATAGCTTCGTTCGCATCGCCTCTTTTTAACTACTTTATTCCAAAAGGTTTTTCCGAACAACTTTTTTTGAAGCCAAAAGGAAGCTACAAAAAAGATGAGATGCTGTTCCCCGTGTCATATTGCTCTCATCTGTATAAACCGATACCTTTTCTTCTATGCACGTCATCTTCATTTCCGCTTGTCAGAAACGGGCCATCCGCCGCAGCCGCGCCATACTGGACAGCTACGCCCTGCGCGCAGGGGAACGTTGCTGGATGTCGCCCATGACGACCGAAGGGTTGCAGGAAGTGCGCGCCGCTTTGGCCCGAAGCGCTACACGGCAGACTTCCGTGGCCTGCTACCAAAACGATGGGCGCCGCCGTATGAAGTTACTCTGGATAGTGGGCGCACGGGGACGTTTCGGGCCGGAAGGCCATTTCCCAGCAGGGTATCGCCGGATTACCACTCCTGTGCGTGTGTCCGAGTGGGTTCGCCATGCCGGGTTAGCGGCGCGCTTGGCGGGCCTGCTGCATGACTTGGGCAAATATTCTCTGAAGTTCCAGAAAAAGCTGCGAGGGAAAGCGGAGTTGGCCGATGCCGTGCGGCATGAATGGATTTCGCTCAAGTTATGGCAGGCGGTGCGATCCGGCATGGACTGGAAGACGGCATGGGCGAACGTATATACAAAACGCCTCGAAATGTTCATAGGAGAACGGGAGATTTGCAACGCCTCGCGCTATGGCCTTGCTTCGGCACAGGAATGCGTGGATGCGCTTGTTTCCACACATCATGGCCTGTTCTCCTCTCGTCTGCCCTGCCCGGAAGGCAGGCTCGTACGGGAAAACCTGCCCCGCCCGCCTGATGCCGCGCTTTTCACCACGTGGTCCGAACCTGAAGGTTCCTTTTGGGAGCTCGCGCAACGGCTGGACAAACGCCTTTCCGCAGCGGCTGTGGGCATGGCGGGTGAAGCATGGATTCCGTACTGGAGGGCCGTTTTTCTGTATGCACGCGCGGCTCTTGTCTTTGCGGATCACACTGTATCGGCGTTGGAGTGCCCGCCTGACAAAAATACCTCGCTCGCCTTCGCCAACACGCATGCCCCACCCGATGGACGCCGCTTGAATCAACGCCTTGCCGAGCATTTGTCCCGCGTTTCGGAAAAAGCGGCGGATCTGGTTTGGCGCATGGCGAACCTTGTGGAGCGTCCCGAAGCATCCCTGACGGGCCTACAACCCTGCTCGCTGGAGGCCGTTTTGCGCCCGGCGGATCCGGAAAGCCGTTTCGTATGGCAAAATACGGCGGCTGATGCGCTGGCCGAAGCGCGGGAGGCGTACCCCACAAGCGGTGCCCTTGTTTTCAACATGGCGGGAACCGGCAGCGGCAAGACACGCATGAACGTGCGCGCTGCCTGCGTTCTCTCCCGCAGCGTCACTCCCCGGTTTTCCATCGCCTTGAACCTGCGTAGCCTTACATTACAAACGGGGCGGGCCCTGCAATGCCAGCTTGGCCTTTCCGACAGCGATCTCGCTACGGTTATCGGCGATGACGTGACGCGGAAACTGTTCAATGCTTCCAACATCAAAGAGAAAGAAAACATTGCCGCCCCGTGGTCAGACGATGACGGCAATCCTGCGGAACCGGAAGCGCTGACCTCCGGCGGAAACTGGCCATTGCCCGCATGGCTGGAATCCTTCTTCCCCAAGCCGCAGGAGCGGCGCATCGTTGGCGCTCCTCTGCTGGTTTCCACCATCGACTACCTGATCGCCGCCGGAGAACCACATCGGCAAGGGCATCACGTCAAAGCCCTGCTGCGCCTCATGAGTGCCGATCTTGTCCTCGACGAAATCGATTCCTATGAACCCGAATCCCTTGTCGCCGTACTGCGCCTTGTCCAGTGGTGCGCGTTTTTCGGGCGCAACGTCATCTGTTCCTCAGCCACACTGTCCCGTCCCGTAGCGCAGGCCGTGGAAGCGGCCTATGCTTCCGGCGCGGAAATGGCGCGCGCATTGCGGCATGGCAAGAGCGCTTGCACTGACGAGGAAAAGCCCCGTTCCGAGGCAAAGACGCTGTATATACTGGCGTTCATTGATGACGCCCTGCCGCCGCTCATAAAAGCCGGGCCCCATGTGCCGGAAAAAGGCCGAGCGGAAAGGGCTGCGGCCCTGCTTGCACTGTACGACAGCCGGGTGTCCGCACAGTTGGAGGCCATAGCCGCCTTACCCGTGTACCGCCATGCCGAACTGCTCCCGATGGCTGAAGAAAGCGTCGGCACATGGATGGGTGCCGTGACCGCGGGAGTTCAAAAACTGCACGCCCGCCACGCCCTGACGGATGCCCGCTCCGGCGTGGCGTACTCCTTTGGTTTGGTACGCGTGGCGAATATCGCAACAGCCGTGGACGTGGCCCGGCATCTGGCGAAAGAACTGCCACAGGCGCGTGTTGCTTGCTATCATGCGAACGACTGGCGCATCGCCCGTTTTTACAAGGAAAAGAGGCTGGATTTTTTGCTTTCCCGTGCCCAAGGCGACAAACATGTTACAGCCGACCGCGAGATCCGTGCCTTTCTGGATGAAGCCGCGCGCGAGGGACGCCCAGACGTGCCTTTCATCATAGTTGCCACTCCGGTGGAAGAGGTGGGGCGGGATCACGACTTCGACTGGGCCGTACTGGACGTGTCCAGCGCCCAATCGCTGGTGCAGGCTGCGGGCAGGGTCAATCGGCATCGCTTGCGCCCTTGCGGGGATACACCCAACATCTCCGTGCCGCAGTTCAACTGGCGGCATTGCCGTAACCGCGACAGGGGCGAACCGTACGTGCCTGCATTTTGCTGGCCCGGTTATGAGGGAAAAGGCAAGGAAAGGTACTCCATCCATGATCTGGCCCAAATCCTGCCGTGGCGCGAGGGACGGCTCGTCATAACGGCGGACGTACGCCTTGGCGAGGATTGCCGCCTTGCCAGACGCGACGACAAGTCCATTGCGAAGCGGCTGTTTCCGTATTTTGGGCCAGAGGCCAGCGAATACTCTTTCGTTGCGGAGCGTTCGCCAGCCGCCCTGCTTTCCGAATGGGTTTACAACGAGACACCGTTGCGCAATCGTATGGGAAGAACGGAAACGTGGCGCTTAGGACGTGACGCCGAACGCCTTGGCGATGTCTACGAGGCATTTGTATATCAGGGAGAACGGCGTGGCTCTGGCGGACAGTGGGTGGAGCGCGACGAGCGTTCCTTCCGGGAAGTCGATGCCCTGCCCAATGCATGGCTCTGGCTGGATGCCGAAACCATGCGCGCCCAATGCGAAGCTGTCGGGATGGACGAAGAACGTGCGCTCTCGGCTGAACTGGTTTCATACAGCGATACGGACAGATGGGAATATGACAAGGGATTCGGCATTGTCCGCCGTCCGGCGGCGGGATGACAAGGAGACAAGGAATGGATGAACCGAACATGGAGGCGGACGGCGTACAACAGGAACGCCAAGCCAACAATGAAAAAACGTGGAAAGCCTATCCACTGGAAACCTATCGCAACACAATCGCGGAACTTGTTCATTTCAGCTCGAAAACGGTCAACTCCAACGCGGCCCTCGCGGGGGTACGCCTCGCTTCGGACGATGCTCTGGATGCCCCTTATGTCTCGGCCCGTACGCTGATGTCGCGGGGAGTGTCCCTTTCGCTGGACTACGGCAAGGGCGGCGCGGCGGTGGCGGGTATCTGCAAACAGGTGAACGCCGTGGTGCGGGGCAATCCCTTTGCGGAAGCCGCATCGTCAGAAGAACGCCGCGCCATTGAGGACGCCATGACCGGGGCGTGCTCCTCGGCTTTCAGCGTCGGCGTTGAGCATGTGGATCACCGTTTGCGCCAGATCCTGATTCCCAAAGAAGGCGCTGAAGGTGATTATGTGTCCATGACGCCCATGACAGCGGGCGGGATATGCGAACTACTCTTCGAAAAGGACAGCGGGCTGGTGCCCCGCCATAATGCCGCGTGTGAAGAGGAAGGAAAGCGCACCGGAAAGCCCGAAAACGGAGAGGATGCGGGAAACACCCCCCGCATGAAGATGCGCAAGCTACGGCAGGCCCAGTTCGGCATCGGCGGCTCCAACCCCCAGAATGTTGGTGGTCTCGTACGGGTCATGCAGCGCCCGCTCTTTGTGGATGCGCCACGCAGCGCGGATGATTTGAGAACCGCCTTCTCCCTCTATTACAAGGGGGTTTCCCTCGATTTCTCCTCGTCCGGCCCTCTGCGGCAAGCCCTGCTCGCCTACGCGGACTTTCGGCGGCGGTGTGGATTGGACAATGGAGGGTCCGCCACGCCCAGGCGAACCGATTTGAAAGCGCGGGAGGAAGAGGAAGCCCTTCTGGGGAACATCGCCGCCGCTGTCCTGCAACGGGCTGACGAGGCCCGGGAAATGCTACGGGATTATGCCGTTATGCTCCCGCAGGAACAGAATCCTGAAACAGGAACCGAGGCGCTGGTCTCGCCGGAGTTGAGGCCGATTGCGATGCGCGGCTTGCTTGATCCCGCCTTACGCGACGGTACATGGCCCCGCGATATGGCGTGGCTGGTGATCGGCGGCATGGAACATGCCTCATATGCCAACGGAAACCGAGTGATGGTTCTGGACGTGACAGCGACCGCGACGGTTGCGGGGCGTTTGGAGGAGGCGTTTCGATGAGCTATCTTGTCTTTCCCCGCGTGCGGGTTCAGGCCGCCAACATGCTTTCCGCCTCTTTCCTGATGGGCGGGCCGCCGGTCTTCGCTGCCTACGGCCTCGGAGAAGCGCTCTGCTTTCATCTGGGCGGAGGGGCTAAAGTGACGGGCATGGCTCTGATCCACCACAACCGCGAGGCGCTGGGGCAATCTTTTTACGGCGTCTTTTCGCCACAGCAACGGCGAGCCGCCGCGTTCACGTTCGGCAAGTCGGCCAACGGCAGCGACTACTCTTCGAAAAACCCACACGCCCTTTCTTTACAGCCCGTGGCCTGTGCCCATCTGCGCGTGAGCATCATCTGGGAACTGGAACAGGTGGCGGGCGTGATGGAGGCCCGTGAGTTTCTGCACCGGGCGCGGCTTTCCGGCGGCCTCGTGACGGGGCACGGCGAAATCGTCCTCGAAGAGTCTCTGGAGGCCGCGTTCGATCGCGTCGGGAACGGGTATGTCGTTACGGACAGACGAGATATGCTCGAAGACAAGGGCAAGAATCAGGCCGAACTTTTGGTGGAAGCGTTGGGAGCGCAGCCTTCGGCGGGCGAGGACAACACATGGCTGTCCGCAGCCTGCCTCGGCTATGCGGCGATCACGTCCTTTGAGCATCGCGGCGGAGTGCGCTGCGGATATACACATGCCTTTGCCGAGCCTCTGATCGGCATGGTGCAATACCGCTCCTTGCGCCAGTGGCGGAAGGAAGCGGATGCGGAAGAGGCTCTCTGGCGTCCCGTGTGGCTGGATGATCGGCGGGGTGCATTTGTGTTGCGGCAAGAACAAGCGGAACCTGAGGATATGTAAGGAGACAAATATCATGGCAAAAAAATTGAATAAACTTCCGGGCGTACTGTCGTTTCAGCGCTGCCTTCTGGTGACGGATGGCCTCTTTTATAACGAATTGGGCAATGGGAACCTGAGCCCGCTGTGGGTGATGAGGCACGGCATCCGCGGAACGCAGAACATCAACAAGTCCAGTAAGGAAGGACAGGCGGCCTCCGCCAGCGCCAAACGGGAAGAAGTATCCAATATCCAGACGACGGACAGCGCCAAACTCGACGCCAATGCGACGGCTCTACAAGTGCGCTTCAACCTGCGCGGCATGGATATCAAAAAAGCGTTGTTCGCCTGCGCTCCGGGACAGAAAGACTCCATAGATGACCTGAACGCCTTCAAGGCCGATCTGGCGGCGTTTGTCGACCGGGCCAAGGAAAGTGAGACGCTGGTTCACCTGGCCTGCCGCTATGTGCGCAACATCGCCAACGGACGTTTTTTGTGGCGTAACCGCACAGTGGCAAGTTCCGCTACGGTTGAGGTGCTCTTGCCCGACGGTACGAAAAAAATGTTCGACGCGCTGGCGACTCCCTTCAATCATTTTGAAGAGGTGAGCGATGACGAGCGTGCTGTGGCCGAAGTGCTGGCGCGCGGCTGGAAAGGCGATCCGGCAACAGAATTACGGGTGACGGCCCACGTCGATCTGGGAGTCGGTGGAGCCGTTGAAGTCTTCCCTTCGCAAAACTACCTTGAGAACAAGGCACGCGGGTTTGCCCGCCCCCTGTATTGCGTGGGAGGCGCGCCGGACGGACAGGATCAGCACAGCGTACGCATCATGGGACAGGCGGCCTTGCGTGACCAGAAGATCGGCAATGCCCTGCGAACCATCGATACATGGTATCCGGCCTATGAGGAGCGCCGTGTGCCGCTGCCCGTGGAGCCCAACGGCGCAAGCCTCGATGCACAGGAATTCTTCCGCAACAAGGGCGATGCATCCGGCTTCAAGCTGATGCTCCGCGTGAGCGAGCTGGACCCCATGACGCCTGATGGGCTGTTCCTGCTGGCCTGCATTATCCGTGGCGGCGTCTTTTCGGGGAGTGAATGATCATGAGGCCCCAATGGTATTGTGATGCCCTGCCGCTGATCGTGGGAGGCGATACGGGCGCAAACGGGCCGGTGCTGCGGAATCGTATGCTGGGCTTGCTGCACGGCGTATTCTCCCAGCGCCCCGGGGCATTTGCCGTCGCTTTCCCCGGGAGGGAACAACTGGCCGTATTGCCTCTCCCCTTGACGGGGGCGTTGCGCGTTTTCGCTTCCTCCCGTGAAGACATGGACTGGCTGGCGGAAAACGTAATTTCACAGCCGTGGTTCCGCGATTACGTCCGGTTGTCCTATCCACGGGCTGTCCCTGCCGACTTTTGCGGTGAGTGGGTACGTTTCGTCAGATACAGAGTGCCCTCTCTATCATCGGATCGTCATGAAGGCGAGGAACAAGGACTGTTGAGAAGACGACGCATGGAAACCGCCCGCAAGGCCAAAATGACGTATTTCATACTGCGCAGCGCAGGAACGGGACAGCGGTTCTCACTGGTGGTGAACCGTGAACAAGGAGAACCGCAACGGGAGGAATGCACACCCAACGGTTATGGGTTTTGTGTAACCAGCAGCCCCTTTAGCCTGCCGGAGTTGCCGTGGGCATAAAAAGGCACAGCGAACCACGGCCACTTCAACTCTCCAAACGGGCCAATGTCTTTTATCTAGAACATGCCCGGGTAGTGCAGCAGGATGACCGTATCGTCTATCTGACGCAGGACGGGGGTGAGTTCGAGCAGATGTTCAACATTCCCGAACGGAACACGGCATTCCTGTTGCTGGGCAAAGGCACTTCCATCACGGATGCCGCTATGCGGCGTATGGCGGCATCCAACGTGATGGTGGGCTTTTGCGGAACGGGAGGATCGCCGCTGTTCAGTGTATGCGACATCGCTTTCATGACGCCGCAAAGCGAGTACCGCCCGACGGAATATATGCAGGCATGGGCGGAAATGTGGTTTGCCCCCGCACGCCGACTGGAGAAAGCCCGTAGCTTCCTCAGGCGGCGCGCGCAGATGACGGCGGAGTGCTGGCGGGAAAACAGCTACCTGCAAAAACTGGGAATAGTACTGTCCGATGCCGTGCTGGAGCGTTTCCATTCGGATCTGGAACAGGCCAAAGATGTTCAGGAGCTTTTGCTGGCGGAGGCACGCTGGGCCAAACGTTTGTATGCGGATCTGGCTCGAGGACATGGATTTTCATTCGTTCGCGAAGAAGGCGCGCGACGTTCAACCTCAAAAGCGGATGTCTGCAACGGCTTTCTGGATCATGGCAACTATATCGCGTATGGGTATGCCGCTGTGGCGCTTTGTGGTCTTGGGATCAGTTTCGCCATGCCCATCCTGCACGGGAAGACGCGAAGAGGCGCGCTGGTATTTGACCTCGCGGATGTGGTCAAGGATGGTTATGTCATGCCGCTGGCCTTCGAGTGTGCCAAAGAAGGAGAGACACAAAAAGATTTCCGGCAACGCCTTATCGAGCACTGCCAAGAGGAAGATGTTTTGGACTTCCTTTTTGACTTCATGAAAAACCTGTGTGTAAAAAACACATGATATAAACGTGTTACATCTAGCTCGCCAAAACGAAACTTTCAAAAGGATTTGGAATTCAATCTCCTGAAAAATAAGGATTTTGTTTTCAAAAACTCTAGTTATCCGCCGAGTAGGCGGTTTAGAAGTTGCGACCGGGCCGAAGGACTATGAGCACCGGGTTATCCGCCGGGTAGGCGGTTTAGAAGGTGTCCATGAGCGGTGAATTCGGTATCGTTGAGTTATCCGCCGAGTAGGCGGTTTAGAAGAGCCGCGTGAGCGGAACCTCGCGCTTGAAGTTGTTATCCGCCGAGTAGGCGGCTTAGAAGTCACATCCGGGCCAGCGCGAATCCCCGCAGCCGTTATCCGCCGTGTAGGCGGTTTAGAAAACTTCCCGGCATCCCTCTTCCATTCGTAGGTCGTTTAGAAAAGGCCAGGAGGTTGCCCCCCCCGAAAGCCCCTTCCTCACGGTTGGGGCTTTTTCTCGTCTGCCCTTGACATAGACTCGTTTATATGGCGTGAGAGGGAAAGGAGGAATTAGACTATGGATGCAGCAAAAATAGCGGCACTGGCAGAAAGAGTACGGCAAGTACAGGGACAGTCGCTCAATGAAGCTATGACCAAAAATTCTCTGATCATGCCTTTCATAAATGCTCTAGGCTATGATGTATTCAATCCCTCTGAGGTTGCGGCAGAGTACACTGCCGATTTTGGGACAAAACGCGGAGAAAAAATAGATTTTGCACTTCTCAAAGAAGGGAATCCCGTAATCCTCATCGAATGTAAACCTCTTGGCGCCCCACTTGACACAGGAAAGTGTTCTCAACTCTTTCGATATTTTTCCACACAACCTGCCCGTATTGGTATTTTAACGGATGGGTGCCGCTATCTTTTCTTCAGCGATATTGATCAACTAAATATCATGGACACAAAACCTTTTATGGAAATCAACCTTCTTGATTTCAACGAAAGATACCTCCCAGAAATTCAAAAACTCGCAAAAGAATCCTTTGATGAAGATGGTATTGTCAGCGCTGCTGGAAATCTAAAAATGGCTCGGGCTGTATACCTTCTCTTTTCTGATGACATGTCAAATCCATCCGATGAATTTATAAGACTTTATGCCTCTCAATGTTATGATGGTGGAAAAATTACTTCAACCATTCGAGAGCAATTTAAGCCAATTATAAAACGCGCTGTATCAGAATATATCAACGATCAAATTAATAAAAGGCTTGAGTCTGCAAAAACTGTAGAAGAAAAAATAGAAATAGAAACTTCTTCACAACAAATTCAAGAACAAGAAGATGATAATAATGGAATTATTACAACAGATGAAGAGTTTGCATCACTGTATGTCATTCAAGCTATTGTAAGAGGTGTTATTGAACCTAGACGAGTATATTTACGAGATGCCAAAACATACTGTTCCATTATTATAGATAATAATAACAGAAAACCCCTTTGTAGGCTTTTTTATGATGTAAAAAATCCATATGTTATTATTTATGATGAACAAGCTGAGGAAAAAGCCTATGTAAAAGAAGTTGAGGATCTATACAATTATGCTCAGCGATTTGTAAATGCAGCTCAAAAATTTGCTGAGTGAGGGAACTATGTACGGTATTGGGGAAAAAGAACTTTTGTTTATTGTCATTCCTATTATTTGTTCAATTTTATCATACAGTTTTGCAAAGAAAAAAGGCCGCTCTGCATGGGGATGGGCGCTCGCCAGCCTTTTTATTCCCCCACTCATAATTGTAATCCTTGTACTCAATCCTACTCAGAGAATAGTCGAACGCGACGGCAAGGTTCAATGTCCGTATTGTAGAGAGTGGATTTATCCTGATGCAAAATTATGCCGATTTTGTAAAAAAGAATTGAATTGACCCATTGATAAAGCCCCCTTCCCTAAGGTTGGGGGCTTCGCGTTCTTCATCCCACCATATGTCCTTCCGTCAGTCATCTCCCCTGCTCTAAAAACACTCAGACAATCCCTTGCCCCTCTCCCCTCTTCCAACCGTATACTCGAAAAACCTTCCAACAACCTCTTGCAAGACATCGGAGGGAACGTGGTAGGGTTGGGGTAACTTTGTGAGGTGATGGGGTATGGCTGTATTTGCGATAAAGATGGATGCGTCCGATGTGAAGCGGGGAGCGGCTGAGGCTGCGGCAGCCATGAAGGACGTGGCAAAGGCTGCGGAGCAGGCGTCTTCCAGCATCGGCAAGGCCACCGGCACGGCCAAACGGAATTATGATGGCTTGTCCGAGGCCGCCAAAGCAGCGGGCATGTTCAACGACAGCCTTGGTCGGCTTCATGCCTCTAACGGACGCTTTGCCTCATCATCCGAAAAGGCGGCGATCCAAGCCCGCGCCGTCGGTTCCAATTCTGAGAAAGCCGGAAAACAGGTCAAAAGTATGGGGACGGAAACCAATTCCGCCGCCATCGCCCTCAACAAGGCCGCCACCGTTTCCAATGAGCTTAATCGAAAGCTCATGTCGCTCGCCCAGACTGCTCTCGCTACCTATTCGGCATACAAGCTTTTAAGTGGAGCTGTTGCCGCGACCAGTATAGGCATTCAGGCCAATTCTGCTTGGGAGTCGCAAAAACTCTCCATCGCGTCCATCGTATCCTCCACGAACCAACTTGCCGACGCACAAGGCAGGGTGCTTGAGGGAGCTGAGAAGTTCATAGCATCCCAACACGTAGCCGAAGAACTGATGAAGCGCATTCAACAGCTTGGCCTCGAAACCACAGCTACGACACAAGAACTGGTGACGGGTTTTCAGGCGATCATCGCCCCTGCTCTGAAAGCCGGATACGCCCTCGAAGAAATTCCTGAGCTTGCTACCAGAGCAGCGCAGGCTATGGGCGCTTTCCAGATCCCGATTCAGCAGATGCGGACAGAAGTGGAAGCTCTGCTCTCGGGGAACATCAATAAGGCTCAAGATCTCCTCGCCCCATACTTAAATATCAGTAAAGAATTGGTGGAAGAATGGAAGGCCCAAGGGATTCTTGTTGAGGAAATCAACAAACGGCTGGAGAGTTTCAAATACTCCGGTGATGCAATCGCGAACACATGGGAAGGATTAGTAAGTAATACAAAAGAATATGTAGAATTCATCTCTCGCGGCTCTACGGACGGCTTATTCAACTCGATGAAGGCATCCATTTCTCAGCTTCAGCAACTTCTCATCACGTTCAATAAAGAGACAGGAAAACCTGAAATAAGTCAGAATATTAATAATATTAGAGAAGCATATGAGCGTTTGAATAATTTCATAGGGGACAAAATCCTCACTGCAACATATGCGTTTTCTGACGCTCTCCGTGATCTGAATGATGCAGATACACTTGCGAACCTTGAAACAACATTTTCCAACGTTTGGGATGCTGTCGTAAGCATCGGAACGGGAGCAGGAGAAGCCGCTCTAGAAATTGGTTCCATTGCTACAGCAGCAATTGATGGATGGAATAATCTCCCGGATACAATTCGTGAAATCGGTCTGTTTGGCATTGCTTTATATGGGAAAAAGGGCGTACTCACCCTTGCTGGCGTAGCTGTAGCAAACCGTTTTATCCAAAACACAATGAAGGCCATAGCGTTGGTTCAAAGTGGCGAACTGAGTAATTCGGAATGGGCCTCCATGACTGGTGACGAGCTTGATGAGTGGATAAAAAATTATGAGAAAAAGCAAAAACAATCTATAGATGCAATATCCGGCTATTCAAAAGACAAAAATGCTGAAGCATTAATATTTATACGAAACCAATATAGAGAACAAACAGCATCCATAGAAAAAGAACTTCTGGAGCAACAACGCCTTTATGAGATCTATTCACAAAATGCTAAAAATTACGACTTTGATATTTATGGACGAGAAGCGGCACAAGAACAGGCCGACAACATCGCACAACGAATAGACGCGATAAAAAGCAAGCTCAATGAAGTAACCGACACGCTGCGTTCTATTAATCAGGAGGCTACCTCTTTTGATTTAGAAGAATTATTTCCGACAGCGCCATTTTCTGATTCTACAGCCTCTTTCGTCGGGCTTCTCACTACTTCAAGGCTGTTTGGACAAAGCCTCTTCACAGCGAAGAAGGCAGTTAACGACTTGGACGGGACAACTGCTGAAGTTTCTTTCAATCTGAATTTTACAGGTGGTGCGCAAAATTTCCTGAGCGGAGATCCCGGCGAAGGAACCCCCTTTGCTATTGACGCATGGAGACAAGCTACACTTGGCTTTTTCAAAGAAATGCAAGATGGCATCAGGGCTACATCTACGCTCGGCAAAACTGCTGCAGACGACGGCAAAAAGAAAGCGAAGCAGATCGAATCAGCCCTGCATTCCGTTGAATCCGAGCTGAACCGCCTCCAGATGACGGATGCTCAGTTCAAGCAATGGCAAGTCAACGAAAAAGTCGAGAAGTTGGAAAAACTTCTTGGTGCATCGAATCCCAAAGTTATCGAACTCCGGGCGGCTCTCGAAAAAGAACTTCACGACAACATCCTGAAAGATATCTTGTCCTATGCCGATCCCGCAGCCGCAGCCGTCGCCAAGGTAGACAAAGAATATCAGGATTTTCTTAGTAATATCGAACTGCTCAAAAAGTCCGATCCGGCACGCTACACGCAGCTCATGACCAAGGCCGAAACGGAGCATGGAAAGGCTCTCCGCAAGGCCGAGCGGGCCAGTAAGGAGCAGAACGAACACCTTCAGGAGAAGCTTTCCTTCTATAAGGAGCTTGAGGAAATGTCCGGGGCGTTCGGCCTGTCCCTTGAGGTGCAAAACCGTCTGCTTGATGAACAGATGGAAATCTTCCGTGACGCGGACATCCCGGAAAACCTCATCCAGACGTGGCGGGAGTACAAGGATTTGATGAACTCCCATGATTGGGCGGACGGCGCACAGCGGGCGTTCCTCCAGTACCGGGCCGACGCGACCGACGCGGCGAAGGGTGCTGAGGAAGCTTTTTCCTCGCTCTATTCCGGCATGGACTCCGGCTGGAAATCGGCATGGGAGCAGATGATCGAGACGGGCAAGGTGTCCCTTTCTTCGTTCCGTTCCGTGTTCGCATCCTTCCTTGCCGACCTTATGCACATGGCGATCACCCGGCCCATCACCGTGCAGA